TTCTCGCCGAAAAATTCCTGATTGGCTATATAGAGGGGGGAATGAGAAGGGCAATAGAGCTATCGCTCTCTATATACGAATTTTTTAATTGTAGTACTACAAGTACTACAGTACTTGAAAGGCCTTTAGAATCAACGACTTAGCGGTGTAGCAGGTCTCTAGACCACCCAGCAAATGTATGGGGTTTTCTGCTACACCGGCCGGTGCAAGCTCCCGGGTGGGTGGAGGCCCGGGAGCAGGTCGGTCACTTCGGCGCGTACTTGGCGAGCGGCACCGAGCGGTCCACGAGGTCCCTCGTGGAGGCAGACCCTGCCATCCAGTCGGCGATCGTGCCGGCGTGGTCAGCGGCGGGGCCGACGAAGGAGGCGGCGGGGTTGTCACCGCGCGCCATGTCCTGCACCGCGTCCACGGCGTACTGACCGGTGCCCAGCAGCCCGCTGCGCTCCACCTCCTTGCCGAAGAACTGGCCGAGGCTCATGTCGAAGCCCTTGCCCAGCAGCATGGCCTTGGCGGCGTCCGCCGCGGCCATGAAGGGGATGTAGGTCAGTGCCACCTGAGCGGGCTTCGTGTTGCCCTGCTTCCACTCGTGCCAGACGCGCTTCATGATCACCTCCTGGAAGCTGTGGGTGAACTGCTTCAAGTGGAAGATCAGGGCGAAGCGCGGGTCGCTGCCCCAGATCGGGCGGTGGGCGGCGTTGGGCCGCAGCACAGCGCTGTCGACGAACTTGAAGAGAGCGCGGCGCAGCCGGTAGGTCGTGTCGTCCTCCTTGGACTTCAGCAGCTCCTCCCGGTTGTTGGTGGCCCAGATGACCTCCACCGCCGGGTCGCCGGCGTGCAGCTGACGGTGGGTGAGCGACACAGCCTTGGTCTCGACCTTCTTCAGGTCTTCGGCCTTCAGGCCCATCTCGTCGAGGTAGCGCTTGGACTCAGCCTTGGCCTTGGGGTCCGCCATCTCGTCGTTGACCGTGCGCAGGTGCTTCAGGATGAACTGGGAGCCGGCGATGGCCGCCTGCACCCGCATGGCCTTGTTCCAGCCCTCCATGCCGTTCCAGCGGAAGAAGGTCTCGTTGAGCTTCTTCAGGCCGCGGGACATGTAGTTGCCGCTGTAGGCGTCGCCATAGGCGTTCATCATGCTGTTCTCGTCCAGCACGCCCAGGTCGCGCACCAGCAGCTCCAGCTCGGTCTCCTCCTGCTTGGCGCCCGTCACCTTCGAGGTCAGGTCCTTGCGCAGCTGGTCCATGCCACGCTTGAAGCCCTCCCAGGCGTCCTTGAAGCTGCCGGTGCGGATGGCGATACCCAGCGGGTCGATGAGGCTCGCAAAGAGGCTCAGAGGCAGCAGGGCGAGGTTCTCGATGGCGATGATGTTGCCCTGGATGCCCGCCCACGTGCGGTTGATCTCGTTGGCCCCGAGCACGCCCGTCATGGCCGCCGTGCCCTTCATGATGGTCTCGAGGTCCTGCTGTGTGGCGCCCTGCTCGAACAGCTCCTTCAGGATGTCCTGCAGCTTCTCACCACCGTTGCCGAAGCGCCGGGTGTACTCGGCACGGTGGACAGCCTTGTTGACATAGCTGGTCAGCACCGCGGTCAGGTCCTGGATCTGGAAGTCGACGAACTGATGGGCGTTGGAGACGTTGATGAAGTCGAAGACCCGACGGTTGACACTCTCAGCGCCCGGCGTGAAGCCGATCTGCTGATCGTTGTCAGCCAGGTCGGTCATGCCGTCGCTCAGAGCGATCTTGTCGGCGGCCGTCCGGGCGGCTATTTCGCCCATGAATGGTTCGAGCGCCTCGGCGAACTTCTCAGGGTTGGCCCGGATGGCGGCCGAGTCCCAGTAGCGCGGGAAGTAGTTCGTCACCTTACCCATGTCGCCCCAGACCGGCTTGCCGTACTCGTCCGTGCCGATCTGGCGCTTCACGCCGGCCTCCTGCAGGTAGGCGTGCATCTCCTCCAGCAGGGCGCGGATGTTGTGCTCCAGGGTGCTCTTCGGGTGGCGCATGCTCTGCAGGTTGCGGAGCGCCACGGCGCGCTGCTGCGCGGTCGTGTCCTTCAGGATGTCGTTGAGCTTGGCAGTCCACACGCCGGTCTGCATGGCGCGCTCCTGCAGGAAGCCCAGACCTTGACCCTCGTGGCCCACGTCCTGATGGAACAGGTCGGCCAGCTTGATGGCGGCCGGCAGGCCGGTGGCGCGCATGCGGGTGGAAGCGCTGCTCACCAGCTTCTCAGCCATCTCACCCATGGCCTTGCCGGCCTTCTCGGCGGCGGTCGGCACGAACTGCGGGTTGGCCCGCACCCACTCCGCCATCTTCAGACCGCCGTTGGCGGTCTCGTCAGCGAAGCGCCCTTCGGCGAAGGCGGCGAAGACCTCCTGCGCGCGCTCGGGGCCGAAGTGGACACCGATCAGGCTGGCGAACCAGCGGAACAGGTCACGGAAGAAGTTCCCCACGACGCCCAGGTCAGCCTTGGGCTCCAGGTTCAGCTTGCCCTCGACCCACAGCTGGTAGCCGTAGGCGATGCGCTCGTGCATGCCCACCTCGTCGGTGCGGCTGATGTGCGCCCAGGCAGGCGTGCCCTGGTAGTGCTTGGAGAGCGTCCTCATGACCTGGTCGTCGTGCGCCCAGGCCTGCAGCGCGCGGCGCACCTTGGCCACCTCGGGGCGGTACCGGTGCTCCCCTTGGCGCAGCATCTCGAAGAAGTCGTGCATGGCCTCGTGGTGGACAGTGCTCGTGTCGTAGGAGCCGTCGGCACCCACGTTGATCTCGATGGTGCGGTTCAGCACGTCAGCGAAGCGCATCGTGCCCTTCACCCCACCCTCCGGGTCCACAGCCTTGGCGATCACGCTCGTGCCGCGCAGCTTGGCCACCAGCGCCTTGATCTCCTTCTCGGCCTTGCGACGGGCCTTCGGGTCGGCCTCGACATGCTTGGCCTCCACCTGCTTCGCACCCGCCTCGATCTCCTCGCGGCGCCGGCGGGCCTCATCCAGCACAGCCTGCGCGCTCTCGGGGTTCGTCTCCAGCAGCTGCTCCAGCTGCTCGTCCGTCATGGCGCGGATGTCGTCAGCCAGCTCACGGAACACCTTGGCCTTGGCGTCAGGCGTCTTGGCGGTCTGCAGCCGCTCATGCAGCATGTGCCGGATGGCTGCCTGGATGTGCGGGCCCCACTTCTGCTTCTGCTCAGGCTTCAGCTTGGACAGGATCTGGCCGTAGGCCTGCTTGACAGCAGCCGGCCACGGCGCGTAGCCGGTCGCCATGGCTGCCTTCTTCTGCTCCGGCGAGAGCGTGCGCACCAGCTCACGGATCCGATCGACGGTCGTCGAGGCGTCTTCTGAGTACTCAGTACTGGGTACGTGGCTGGGCTTCGCGGACGCCTGCTCCACCGCCGGCCCCGGCTCAGCAGCCTGGATGGTCTCGCCGGTGAGCATCAGCTTGATGGCGGCGAAGATCCGGCCCTTCAGCGTGGGGTTGGCTGCCACGGCGTCGCGGTAGACCTTCGAGGCACCCTTGGGCCAGACGCCCGTCTCGATCTTGAAGCCGCGGTTCAGGTCCGCTCCGCTGAGCGTCTCAGCCGCCTTGACCAGCTCCTCCTGCGACGGCACGGCACCGGTGATCTTGGCGTTCTCGTACTTCGGCAGCTTGGCCAGTCGCTCGCGCTCCTCGGCGTTCTTGTAGCGCTCACCGCCGACCTGGGCCTCCATGTAGGCCTCGATGTCGCTGAGCGCCTTGGCCTGGGCGGCGGCGCGCGCCACGCGCAGCGGAGCACCTGCCTCGATGGCGGCGTCGAACGCAGCGCGCGAGGCCTTGTAGTCACCGTTGGCCTCGATGGCGGCGGTGTTCAGACGGATGAGGTCCGTCAGCATCTCCTGGGCCACCTCAGCGGCGTCGGCGTGAACGAAGTGTCCGGCCTCTTGATGCTTGGCGATGTCGAGGATGTCCTTGTCCTTGATCATGCGCTCGCGCTCTTCCTTCTGGCGCGTGAGGATGTCGATGCGGTCAGGTGCGGCGGACGTGGCGGCCTTCTTGGCGAGCATCTCTGCCACCAGGGCGCCGTCCTCCTTGTATGCCTTCATGGCAGCGTCATAGGCCTCCTTCGAGGCCTTGCGCTGCTCCGCGGTGGCGTACTTGTCGTCCGCCATCGGGTTCTTGCCGGGCACCGGCTTGGCCATCGTGGCCTTCAGGTTGCTGTCGCCGACGATCGACGGGGCGCGCGCGGCCTTCACGTTCTTGCCCGGGGCGTAGGCGGGCAGCTGCTCGCCGGTCTCCTCGTCGTAGACGCGCGGCATCTTCTGACGGCGCGCCTCTTCCTTCGCTGCCTCAGCAGCGTTGTCGGTCATGCCCAGGTCGCCGCCGATCAGGTCAAGGCCAGAGCCGTTGAGCTGTGCCTTCTCGAAGTCCTGCAGCGCCTTGTAGAAGGCATCCTGCACGTTGGCGGCCAGCCGGCTGATCTCGGCGTGGGCCACCTTGCCCTTGATGCCGCCCATCTCCTTCTTGGCCTTGGAGCCCTCGACGCGGATGTCACGCAGCATGCGCTCCATGTCAGCCTCGAACTGCTCGCGCTCGTCGCGCAGCTCGTCGCTGTCGCGGAACTCCTTCGTGTCGAGCGGCAGCGCGGCGATGCGGTCGGCCTTGGCCAGCGCTGCCTCGGCGGTACCGGCGGCCTTCTTCACGAACTGGTTCGTGTTGACATCCCAGTTGCCCAGCGCTTTGCGCTCCTCGGGCGACAGCTTGGCCGTCGGCAGGAACGACTGAGCGGCCATCATGTCGCCGTCGGCACCCTTCTTGGGCCGGTTCATCTTGACCTTGCTCAGGTCGGTCTTGATGCCCTTGATGTCGTCGCGCGCCAGCATGCCCGCCACGGCGTCGGCGAGCATCTTGCGCTGGCCTTCCTCGGACAGACCCTCGTGACGGCCGGTCGCCTTGGCCCAGTGCCGGATCATGGACTCGGCGGACAGACGCAGCGGCTTACCGTTGACCATCTCGAAGGTGATGGCCGTGGTCCTGCCCTCCTTGTTGGACAGGTTCTCCTTGAACTTCTGCAGCAGCTCGTCCGGCACCACGGTGTCGCCCCGGGCTTCGCCCGCGCCGCTCGAGAGGACGGTCAGGCCGCCCAGGGCCTTCTTCAGCTCTTCCTCATTGTCACTGCGGTAGACCGACAGCTGCTTGAGCTTACCCTCGAGGTCCTTGACGCGCTCGTGACGCTCGAACTTCAGTGCAGGCGACTCCTTGCCCTCCTGCAGCTTGCGGCGGTGCTCCTCGATCTGCTCCTTCAGGCCGGCCTCGAGGTTCAGCTTGGCCGAGCGCGGGCTGATGCCGTTCTGCTCGAGGTACTCCAGGTAGGGGCGCTCCTCGATGTTGGCGCCCGGGTCCATCCGGCCGATCAGGTCGCGCTTACCCTTGCCCAGGTCGCGCTTGTTGAAGAACGGCTGCATGCGCACCGGGTCGTGGAAGTGGAAGTCCTCCTTGACCTCGCGCTCGTTGATGGAGCGGTCGGCTGCACCCTGCTCCACCACCTGGTCGCTGTCGAGCTGCTCAGCCTCACCCATGCCTTCGTTGGCGTCGTAGACCAGCTCCTCGTTCAGCAGGGGCTTGATCTCAGCGTTATTGGCAGCGTAGTAGTCCAGCACCGTGCGGGTGGCCTCGGGCGAGCCGAAGACGCTCGTGAGCCCCTCCTCGATGGCCTTGGCCTTCTTGGAGCGGCCATGGTGCGCCAGCTCAACCGTGTGCATGTCCACGGCGCGGGCGATCTGCAAGCGCTGCTGCTCCGTGATCTCACCAGCCTTGGGCAGCATGTTGGCGAGGAAGCTCTGCGGGCCGGTCTGCATGTCGATGCGGGCGTTACTGAACGCGCGCACGCGGTCCACCAGACTACCCGGCTGGCCGCCGGTCTCGGCCGCCATCTGCTCCACGGCCTGCACCATGGCCTCCGGCTCGTTGAAGAACTGGAGCGCGTCCGTCAGGCGGAACATGCTCTCCACGTCCTTCGTCGTGAGCTTCCCAGTCTTGGCGGCCAGGCCCAGCATCATCTTGGACATCTGCGGGAAGTGCGGGGCCACCTTGCTCAGGTCGCCACCGAAGGCCTCCGGCTTCACGTGCTGGTTCATCAGCGAGAGCATCCGGTACTCCTCCGGCACGCTCATCGTGTCCAGCTGGTTGAACACCAGCGTTTTCGACTTCTGCTCGGCCTCCGCCGCCTCATTGCCGCGCACCCAGTCGGCGAACTGCTGTGCGTTGTCACGACTGGCCACCCGGCCCGCCAGCCAGCGCTGATCGGCATCCGTGAAGTTGCCGTTCATCTGCGTGATGCGGGACTTCACCTCCGGGTCGACGTTGGGGTCGTTGATCAGGCTCTGCGCGTAGAGCTGACTGCGCTGCGCCCGCTCCTGATCGTACCGGCTGATGTTGGCCTCGGTCTCCTCCGGGGTGGCGCCCGGCTGGATGGAGGCATCGCCAGCGAGATCCGACATGGCGTACTCGCCCAGGCTTACACCCATGGCGAAGTCCCGCAGCTCCTTGCCCTGCAGACCCATGGACAGGCCGACGGCGGCGCGGTCACGGATGGCGTAGGCCCCCTCGATGCCACGGCCTGCAGCCTGCACCGGTGCCTCGATGGCGCGCGACAGCTTGTCGGCCATCTCCGGGGCCACCTGCCGCACCGCCTCAATGCCGGCCTCGACAGAGGGGCGGCCATAGCGGTCGTACAGGGCCCCCGTCAGGGAGGGCATCTGAGGCGTAGTACTCGGTACTGAGTACTCCGACTCGGCAGGTTGCCGCAGTTCGGCCAACTTGTCCTGCGTCCAGTCGGCAGCGTCCTGCCCCGCCTGGTAGGCGGCGGGGGTGAGGATCCGGCCGGCAGTGCCGATCGTGTTGCCGGCGGCCGACATACCCGCGCCGCCCACGGCACCAGCCGCGCCCGCCTCAGCGATCTTGATCGGATCGAACTGGCGGGTGGGGTCGATCATCTGCTCGGCATACTGGCCGACGCCTTCCTGCGCGGCTTCGGTCAGGCCTTCCTCGACGGCCTCCTTGCCGATCTGGTTGCCCAGGCCGCGCTTGAGCGGGGCGAAGGCGTTGTGGCCGATGGCACCGGGCACCAGCGCCTCCATGGCGCCGCCCACGAGGCCCTTGAAGTCAGCGGCGCGGCCGCGCTCAGCGACAGAAGCCTGGCTGAGGGTCGGGTCGTTGTACTGATTGGCCAGCGCCTCGGCGCGCTCGTCGGCAACCGACTGGGTCATGGCACCCAGCTGAGCACCGAGGCGAGCGGAGCCAAGACCACGGCCCAGCAGCGCACCACCCACACCGGCGAGGGCAGAGGGGGCGCTGCTGTAGAGAGCGCCCGGCAGCACGCCGGCAGCCCAGTCGAAGGCGTCACCCTTGGTCTGGACATCACGCAGGCTGCTCACACGCGGGGCGTTGGCGGCAGCGGTCTGCTCGAACTGGGCCTGGAGCGCGGCCTGGCGCTCCATCTCCGCAGTGTTGCCGGCCCGTTCGGCGGCGAACCGGCGGGCGGCGGCAGCGTTGGCCTCGCCCTGAGCGATGGCCTGCTCGAGGCCTTTGGCGGCCTCGGAGCGAGGGGCGAACGCTTGATCGATGACTTCGGGGGTGGGGGCCTGATCGAAAGTCAGGCCGGTGCGCAGCGGAGAGGTGGCCATCACCAGATCCTATGAAAACGGATCTGGTGATTATACCGGCAGGATCCTCAGCTGGTTATGGGGTACGTACTGGCTTGGCTTCCGGCCAGGACTGAAGCCGTCCACGCTGACACCTCTGTCGTTGGTATATCCCAGGCACCAGCTCATCCGGTTGAGCGGGACGGTCATCCGCGCGTCGGTGAACTTCTTCGTGAACACCGTCGGCGTGGGGCAGATCACCGCGAATGTCCCTGGTTCATAGCCATTCACGGGATCAAGGTCCACTTGGATGTCGCGCACGGACAGGCTTGTACCGGCGTCGCTGCGCAGGAAGTTGTTCAGTTCCCCGTTGGTGCCTCCGTAGGTTCGGCTTTGCGGGGATTTGCTGTTGTCGATCCAGTCCGACTCGGCGACCGCGAGCCCGCGGGTGAACTGCTTCTTGTAAAACCCGTGGACCACCAGCTTGGTTGCGGACACGTCGGAGGCCACCCCGCTGTAGATCGCGTAGAGCGAGGAGGTCTGCGAATGAGCATTGACGGTGCAGTCCAGGAACTGGATGCCGGGGCAGCGAACATACGCCTGCAGCAGCCCTTCACCGTTGGACCGCCCTGTGTCGCCTTGGGTGAAGGCGTACCTGCAGTTCGTCGCGCCGTATGCGTTGTGGTGCATCGTGGACTTCGGGTCGATCGTGTCGCACCCATAGGTCAGGAAGCCCGTCGTGGAGTCCTGAGCGCTGGTGCATCGCACCTGCCGATAAAGCCTGCACCCGCCCACCCAGATCCGTGCCGCGCCATAGGCGGCCACGCCATAATGTCCGCCAGAGATGTCGCACTCTGCCACGATGCAGATGGAGACGGGAGCAGTGATGACCGCAGTCGCGTTGCGGGCGAGCCAGGCCTCCCTCGCGCTGGACTGCGGGGCGAATGAGCGCCCTGACTCGAAGGTGATGGCCTCGCCGTCCTGCGTGTTCATGTGGATCTGCGTGCGCAGCACATGCACGTTGCAGCTCCCCGCTTCAGGGAAGGCGGGTTTTTTGATCGCGGCATAGGCAGTGGCTGCGGTGCTCAACGAACTCGCGGGGTAGGCCGCCGGTGCTGCGCGGGCGATGGCGGTCGTCCCGCGAACATAGATCGCCCGCCCCACTTTGACGCCGAGGATCTTGCACTCATCGATGAGCACGTGTCGACCATCCACGGCGTAGATGACGGCGGCCTGCGAGCTGTGCTGGTTGTGGATGAGGAAGGTTGCGCCGAGGATGAAGGTCATCTTGTCCTCGGCACGCTTCGCGTCGTTGCGCAGCAGGAGGCCTGCGCGCTGAGTCGAGCTGCTCACGATAAACGTCCCGCCCAGGATCCCCGGGTGGTCCTGCAGCGTGACCTGGTCGTCGATCGTGACGGTCATGCCGGTCATGTCGAGGACCGAGGAGGTCGCTGCCGTCTGATTCAGCAGGTTGCGCAGCTCTGCGATGGTCACAGTGCCGCCGGGGGCTCGCCCCAGCAGCGAGGCTGCCGACTTCGCGTTCTGCACGAATTGGTGATTGCGGAGCTGCGCTGCGAACTCCGCGGCTTTCACGTCAGCAGCCATCCATTACCTCCGGGTCTGCGCGACCAGTGCCGCCAGGTCGCCGTTGATCTTGTCACCGTCGAAGAGCAGGTTGCCGGCCATGTGCGGGCGACCCATCGAGTCGACCATGACCTGGTGCTGGCGCAGCGGGCTCACGTTCGACAGCATGTAGTCAGCGATGCTGGCGTCACCGTGGATCACATCGCCGAGGCTGTAGCCGTTCTTCGAGCCGACGATGGGCGAGTAGGTGCTCGACTGCGTCCGGGCGCCGGCGTTCTGCCGTTGCATCAGGTCGAACATGTTGCGTGCCTGGGCCAGGTTCTGCAGGCGCTCCTGCGGCGTCATGTTGGTGAACGACTTGCCGTCCACCTTCAGGTTCGACTGGCCGAGGAACTGGCGGAAGGCCTGGGCCTGCTTGGCGTCAGCCTTGCCGTCGGAACCGATGAACATGCCGTCCACCGCCTTGTCGAACTGACCGGCCTGCTTGTCAGCCCGCTCCTGATCCATGGAGCTGCGCTTGAGACTCAGCTCTTCCCGCTTCAGGTCGTTGTCCATCAGGGCCTTCATCATGGACGACCCAAGCTGACCCGCGTTGGCAGCCTGGCGCAGCCGCGACTGGACGGCGTTCTCGTTCTGCTCAGCGGCGCGCAGCTGGGCGGACGCATCAGCGGCCTGGGCCAGCTGGTCCTGACCGCGATTCTGCGTCAGGTTGCGCTGGTTCTCCAGCAGCAGGCCTGCGCGCTGCGCGTCCAGGCTCGCGCCATGACGCGCCCACCAGTCCGTACCACGCTCGTGTCGCATGCGGTCGAAGATCGCGTTGATGTTCTCCGCCTGATCCTTCGGCGCGCGCAGCCGTGACGGCGCGACGTTGGTGAAGCTGTTCAGCTTCCCATCGGCGCGGGTGCTGGTGCCCAGGATGTCAGGGCCACCATAGCCGTAGTTACCGAGGTTCGTGTAGCCCGGCGGCGTTGCCACGGGTGCGGCTGCGGGGGCAGCGGGAACGGGATCGGCGGCGGGAACGGCGGCGGGACTGGCAGATGCACGGGGGGCCTCAGCTGTAGCGGCAGGGGTGGAAGGCACGGGCTGGCGAGCGGCCTCGAACTGCTCGCGGTGGGTCGCGCGATTGAACCCGTCGCTGAAGCTTTCACCGCCGAGCATCGAGCTGATGCCTTGCCCGAGGCGCGTGGCGTACCCGCCAGTGAGATTATCCCCTATTCCGCTCAGCACGCGGAGAGCGCTTCCCCCAATTGAGTTCATGTCGCCCATGGACTCGTTGAACGCCTTGGCGTAGCCCGACTCCTGGTCACGCAGCTCCTGCGCGCCAGCCTGGGCGCCGGCTGCACCGATGGTCAGACCGGTGGGGATCGCGTTGAAGGGCTTGTTGATCACCCCGCGCGCTGCGGCCGGCGCATTGCGCAGGGTCGAGCCGGTGCGCTGCAGAACGTTCGGAGCCTTCGGCTGAGGCGTGGCCGGGGCCGCCGGAGCGGCGGCCTGCGGCATGCGGTACTGCGGGTTCGCCTGGCCAGAACCGACCGGCTTGTCGCCCAGCTCCGCACGCACGCGGTCCATGGCCATCTGCCGGCGCTCGGCCGGGTTGTAGGCGGCGCGCTCGAACTGGTCCTTCAGCTGGGTGCCCGTCTCGGTGGCGGCCTGCTGCACCGTGGCAGCGTGCTTGCGCAGCGCGTCCGGGTTCAGATTCGTGCGAGCGAAGTCAGCAGCCTGAGCGCCGACCTGCTTGCCGTAGGCCAACCCCTGCCGGCCATAGTCGGCCGCCTGCTGCTGCAGCCCCGGCAGCTTCGACTTGGCATAGTCGATCGCCTGGGCACCGTACTGCTGCGCACCGGCCAGGGCTCGCTGACCCAGGGCCTTGCCTTTCTCCAGCCAGTCGGGGGAACCGCCGTCAGCGAGATGGTCAGCGGTTCCGTGCTGCTTTCGCAGGGCGGACTCCTTGCGGTCGTCCTTGAAGTCGTGCGTGTGCAGGCGCAGCTGGTCCAGCACGTCGCGCCCGATGGCATCCGCCGTGTCAGCAGGCAGCACGTACTCCTCGTCGCTCAGCATGACGGGACCGACCTTGTCGTCAGTGCGACCACCCTTGCCGGCGACGCGCCCGCCATCAGCGAAGCGGAAGCCTGCCGGGGCCGGGCGGCTCGGCTGCTCCTCTTCCTCCTGCTGCTGCGGTTGCGGATACTGCGGCTGCTGAGGCGCCTGACCATTCGACATCGCATCGACAGCGTTGTCGATCTGGCGCGGTCGGCCAGCCATGGCTTCGCCCGCGTTGCGAGCGGCACCGGTGCCCAGCCAGCTCAGCGACGGCATCCACCAGGGCTTCTCCTCGCGCAGAGGGCTGCCCACCGTGCCGCCGTCCGCGAAGCGGAAGTCCGCGGGCACCTTGCGTTGGTCCTCCTCGCGCTCCTCGCGCTCGGCGGGGGCAGGCTGCGACGCCTGCTCGACGGCCGCGTCCACGCGGTCGCCGCGCCGGTACAGTTCCTCGCCGGCTTTGCGCGCCTGACCCGTGCCCAGCTTCGGCAGCTGGGCCTCCTGGAATTGGCGCAGACGGGACTTCAGCTCGAAGTCCTTCTTGGTGTCGCTCATACCTTGCCCTTGTCGTAGTTGAAGTTGTGGCTCTCGGAATAGCTGCTGCTGTTCGACACCGAGCCAGAACCGGAAATGGAACCGCTGCCAGAGAGCGACGCCGCCACGTGGACGCCTGCCATGGCACCCGCCGCCAGCGTCGAGGAGATCTGCCCTGCAGCCTTGAGCGAGTCGGAGATGATGCCCGCCCGCTTGATGGCCGCCTCCATGTTGGCGCTGTAGGCTTGAATCTGTGCCTGGGAGTATGCCACAGCCGCCCTGATCTCGGCCTCTTTGGCGGCGATCTCGGCCTGCGCCTTCTGTCCTTCAGCAGCCGCCACCGCGCTGAAGCGCTGCGTGTCGGCCGTGTAGGCGCTGGCGTTCGTCTGGATGACGCCGAGCTGCGCCTGCAGCCGGGTCTTCTCCGCCTCCAGGTTGCTCTGGTAGAGGCTCAGCAGGTTCTGGTTCTTCTTCAGCAGCGCGTCGATCTGCTTCATGCCCAGCTCGGCGTTGGCCGACTTGCCCTGGATCAGGGCCGCGAACGCCTTGGCCTCGGCGTCCACGATGCCGGCCTTGGCCGTCTCACCGCGGACCTGCGCCTCGTAGGCGTCGAACCGCACCTTCTGCGCGCCCACCTGGTCGCCGTAGGCCTGCACCTGCGCGCGGTACGCCTCGATGCGCGAGCGCTCCACCGCCGCCTCGGTCTCGGCGCCCTTCATGCGAGCGACGAACAGGCTCGTCTGCGCCTCCAGCGCGTTGATCTGAGCGCTGTACGCCTTCACCTTCTGCTCGTTGATCTGGCCGCGGGCGATCTCGGCGTCCACTTCGGCCTTGAAGATCTGGATCTTGGACAGCGCCGCCTGCACCCGCGTGTTGTAGACGCTGGCCAGCGTCTGGTAGGCCTGCATCTTGGCGTTGAAGACGCTCACGTGCGCGTTGAACACGTTGAGCTGGGCCTCCACCTGGAACTTGGCCGCCTCGAAGAGGCGCTTGGCCATGTTGTCGAAGGTGTTGACCAGCACCTGCTCGGCCGCCACCGCCTTCTCGACGGCCAGCCGCATGTTCTCGATCTGCCACTGCGCGATCTGGATGGTCAGGTCGCGGTTCAGGCTGCTCTTCTTGAGTGCCAGCTCCTCGCGCAGCTTGTCAGCCCGCGCCGCCTGCACACCGCTCGGCATGGTGAACCCGCGCCCGGAGAACTCCTCAGCCACGCTCTCGATGGCCTGCATGGCCGCCCGGTCCTCGCGCTCTGCGGCGCGGGCGAACATGGCCTTCTCGACCTCGGGCGGCAGCCCTGATCCACCGCCCCACATGCGGCGAATGACCGCCGTGATCTCCGGCATCAGCTCGGACTCATACCGCGGCTCCTGCCACTGCAGCGCCCCGGGCAGCGCCGTGCCCTCGAACTCCGGCGCCTGCGCGTCGAACGTCGGCAGCGTCAGCCCGTCGAAGGTCGGCACCGTGATCTCCGTGAGCGACGGAGCCGCCGGCATGACGATGTCAGGCGTGGTCGGGATCGTGACCTCGCGCATCGTCGGCGCATCCGGCGGGGCGTCGGGGGCCGTCCATGCCGGCGCCACCGGCACGTTGATCGCCCCCACACTCGAGCGGAAGTCCGGGATGTCGATGTCAGGCAGCTGCGGGATGTCCACGAGCGTGGGCTCGGGCGGCAGCTGCGACGTGACCTGACCGAAGCTCGTCGGCCCCACCTGCGGCAGGTCAAGGTTCAGGTTCAGGTGCGCGTCGAACGCCCCCGGCACCGGCGCCGCCCCGGTGTCGCCCAGCGAGAAGTTCGCCAGGTTGCCGATGGCGCTGTTCGCCTTGGACACCATGTTGTTCGTCAGGTCGGTCATCTGACCGAGCCGCTTGGCCACGATGTCATTGACGCCGTGGACATGGTTGTTGGCAGCGTCCAGCTGCGACTCCAGTCGGTTCGGCGTGTTGCTCGGCCGATAGTCAAAGCCCGCCATCAAACTCTCCGTGTGGACACCGCGAGGTCAACCTCGGCGTCGTTGATCCAGAATGCAGCGCCGTCCTCGTTCTGCAGGCTCATGCGCCAGTACCGCCCCACCATGCCCTTGCCGGGCGTCACCCGCGTGGCGCGAGGCGTATCGGCAGGCCGTCGCTCGAGCGGGAATACGGCTGGCACTCCACCCGACTCCTGAACCGACAGTGACAGGCGGAGCCGCCCTTCGGCGGAGTACCCGATGTACAGGTTGTCGATCCGCTTTGTCTGACTGATTCCAAAGCCCACGCTCGCAAAATCGACTCGAGCATCGATTGGGGTTCCGTCATCATCGTCCGCATCCAGGATGTACAGCCCGTCAGGGCCAGTTGCCAGTACGTCCTCGCCCACCTGGGCCAGGCTCTCGAAGTCGCAGCCAGTCCACGTGGACACGGCAGTGCTCTCAGTACCTAGCACCAGGTGCTGAGTACTTGGATCCCTCATCAGGACTCTATCGCTCCATTGAGCGCGACTATCGACCGTGAGGGTTCCATTGAGAATGGTATCAGCCGACGAGCGCAGCGTGGCCAGACTGACCAGAAGATCGTCCGGGCGTTGCGTGGAGAAGTCGTCGGAGGCAGTGATGAGCCCGCGCGAGGCCTCGTCGACCAGGACCGTGCGCAGCACGAAGTCACTGTCGGTGGCTCGGAGGGTGTCGGAGACGGTGAGGTCCTTGAACACGAAGGCCGCGTCGCTGATGCGACGGGCCGATTCGTGGGACAAGCTGACAATGGCCTGCAGGACTTCCGACGCCGAGGCGCGAGCCCGGTCGGTGATGAGCACCGGGGGCTGCTCCATGACGAGGGCGTCTGAAGCGCGGGCCTGCTCGACGGCGAGAACCGAGGAGCTGAAGAGGAAGGTGTCACGCACCCGAGCGCGCGATCCGGCCGTGACGATGCTGGCGACGGAGTGGTTTGCCGACGCCGCTATCCTCGCCATCGACACGATGACGGGACTGTCCGACACTGCAGCCTCGTCGCTCACGCGAGCACGATCGGAGGCATCCAGGACATAGCCCAGGATAACACGGTCGCCGAGCGTCGTCACGTCGACGGCCTGGGCCTCGTTGATCACGAAGGCCATGCTGATGATCCGGGCGGAGTTCTCCTGCACGGTGCATTGCTCGCTCATTCGATGACTCCGATGTAGGTGGGGATGCGGGCGCGCTGCGGGACGGCGAAGGGCGCGGCGCCCTCAGACCTGCCCTCCAGAAAGCCCATGCTGTAGGTGACGCGGTGGCCGAGCGTGGAGTATGCCCACTGCATGCCCTGGATGCTACCCAGCTCGCTGGGCGACGGCACCATGGCGTAGGTCATGTCGTTCCAGCCGATGGGCATGGACTGGACGCCGTGGACGGTGTCGAGCACGACGTTGACCGTGCCCTTGAAGTCGGTACCGCTGTCGGTCGTGCGCTGGTACTGCTCGACGCGGATGCGGTTGCCCTGCTGGTTGTAGCGGTCAACGCTCGCGCACATGCCCGGCAGCGGGCCGCCCTCGGCGTAGCGGCTGCAGCTGTGCTCGCTGTAGTTGTCGACGATCTCGACGATCCGGCTGTCCGAGTGCTTGCCGCCGCATGTCATGACGGGGCCGGGTCGGTCGGGGTCCCAGCGGGGCCACTGCCGCCAGGTGATGCCGTACTTGGGCGAGAGCACGTTGGTCGCCGACGAGGACTCGGAGGTGCGCTTGCCTGCTTGCCACCAGTGGCCCTGGTAGAAGCAGTAGCCGTTGCGCACGCCGTCTGGCACGATGAGCTGGCTGCCGCGCGTCTCGAAGCCGCCGCTCGTCTCCTTGGTGACGCGCTGGAAGACCTTGGCGATGCTGATCGAGCCCCACGCGGGCTGCACCGGGTTGTGACCGTGGCTCGGTGGATCCCAGCCGATGGGCTTGGCCGTCATGGTGCCCTCGACGAACGACTCCTTGGCGACCTCGCGGAAGTCCAGGTCGTTGGTGTGGACCATGGGCGGCAGGCCGGTGCTGCCGGTGTAGCGCGCCCATGACCACGTGCCGGAGAGGAAGCACTCCTCGCCCTCGCGCTCGTCGAAGCCCTCGGTCGTGGTCTTGCTGCGCTGGTCGTTGAAGAACCAACCCACCTTGATGTCGTCGTTGATGAACGCGGCGAACACTGGCGCGTTCATGCGCATCAGCGGCAGCGTGCCCATGCGCTGGGGAAGGGCGATGTGCGTCATCAGCCCGTCGAGCGCCGGCTCGTGATACTTCACCGGGATGCCGCGCTTGTGGCTGAAGAGCCGCCCCTCGTACATCATGCGGATCGTGGCGCTGCCGTGGGCGATGGGCTCGCCGGGCTGGCGCTCGCGTCGCAGGTTGCCGATGCGGATGCGAATCTGCCAGCACTGGCTGCGCTGGTACGGGTGGTCATCGTCGTAGCGGTAGCCCACGTTGACCGCCATGTCGCCACGGCTGTTGAAGCTCCAGCCGCAGTTGGAGCTGAAGCCGCTCAACGCGTAGAAGGGCGCCACCTGCTCGGGCGTGAGCAGCTGCAGCGCCGTGCCTTCTTCCACCCGCTTGTCGATCTCCGCCTTGCTGGGCATGGGCGCACCCGAGGGCACGCCGCCCAGCTCCTCGACGATCCTGGCCACGGCCTGGTACCGGCTGTTGTGGTACCGCGCAGCAAAACCGTCAGCGGTGGTGCCGCGCACCATCGGCAGGGGGATGGCGCACAGGCCTTTGCCGGAGCTGATCTCGAGGAGCCACCGCGTGCCGTCGCCCGCCGTGTAGACGCCGTGCGTGCGGTTGAACTTGTAGTCGTAGAGGATCTGGACGCCCTTGGCGGCGACCTTCTTCATGTAGTCGGAGGGCTTCTCCAGCTCGGCGTCCGACTGCGCGAAGATGGCCGGGTCCACCCTGCCGAAGCCCAGGAGTGCCTGCACCACCTTGCCCATGGCGCCAGAGTAGAGGCTCGAGCGCGCCCGCTGGTACTGGGTCAGCACGATGCGCGACGGAGGCTTCGGCTTCCACTCCTCGAACCCGTCCGGCACCTCGACGGCCAGGCGTTCGCTGCTCTGCAGGCCTGGCCGCATCTGCACGTGCTCGGCGTACCGGTGCGTCGGCGACCACTCCACGAGGTACTTGCGCTCCTTGCGCTCGCCGTTGGCGTCGGTGTACTCCTCCGACAGCAGGCGCCCGTCCCAGACGGCGCCCGACATGATGTCCAGCTCTGGCTCGCCCTCGCCCGTCGTGGGCTTGTAGGGCGGCGGGGCTTCAGGTGTGCTGGCGCTGATGATCACGCCCTGCGTGCTGCCAGCCACGACCGCGTACAGGAAGTCGTCCGGGGTCGGGTTGGCATGCAACGAGAACGTCGGCACACCTGAAGTCTCGCAGAAGGCCCTTACACGAGAAAGGAGCTGCAGCGCTTGAGGCAGCAGCTCCTGTGCTCGGGTCACGTCCCCGTCCAGCCGGACGGAGACGTTTGACGCGGGGGAGTGGCTCACGCCGTCACCAGCTGCACCCGGTAGCCCATGCTCAGCACGTCACCGTTGTAGAGCGTGCGCGGCTGGTTGAACTTGGTGGCCGACATGATCTTGCCCGTCACCGCGCCCTTGGTGGGCTCGCTCACCATGGCCACGCCGTGGATCGTCACGGTGCTCTGGGTGGCGAAGGTGAAGGTCGCCTTGTCCTGCAGGTTGTCGATCGACACGCCCGTCACCGCGCCCGGCTTCCACTGGGGCCGCGTGGCCTCGGTGTAGCCCTCGGTGTTCGACACCAGCTCGCCGGCAGCAGCCACGAAGTTGGCGGCGGTCAGCGTGGCCGTCGGGGTGTAGTTGCTGGTGTACGGGGCCAGGTACCACTTGGTGATGGCGTTGCCGCCGGCCAGGCCAGTCAGCAGCAGGTAGGCCATGCCCTCGTCGGGCAGCAGGTTGTGGTCCACCACCTCGTCTTCACCGTTGACGCTGTGGAAGTAGGTGCCCTGCAGGAAGGCCTTGGCCTTGGGGAAGTACAGGCCGCTGCCCGTCTTCTCGAACTTGTTGGATTCGACGGCACGGACGAACTCGCGTGCGTACTTTGCCAGTTCAGGCATGATCACCTCACGGAAGGAGTTGAGAGTCCTCGGCGGACCCTACCGCCGAAAGCCCTGATTTTACAAGAGAAACGACCTGCTTGACACCGTCGCGCATGACGAACGAGCTGCGCCCTGCGCCGCGCGCGACGCGCAGCCGATCAGCCTGCAGCGGCACCACGTCGCCACCAGCCTTGCCCGCCCGGTAGCCCTCAGCTGTCAGCCACACCACCACCGGGGTGTTGCTCTCCACGACCTGCATGTTGAATGCCGAGGCCTCCACCAGCACCCCGCTGCGCTCCATGGCCACCGCGCTGTTGACGAGCCGCGGCTGCAGCTGCCCGGCGTCGCGTCCAGACATGAACCACACACCCCGCTGGTCGCCCACGTAGACCCCGTCATGCACCGCCATCAGCAGCGTGATGCGCCCCGTCATCTCGATGTAGCCGTGGGCCAGCGAGTTCAGGTGGGGCCTCATGGCCTCGGAGAACCAGAGCGTGGAGCCGTCGGCCACGTAGAGGCGACCGGCATGACCCGCCACCAGCTGCCCGCCCGGCATGGGGCGCAGCTGCCGCGTGTCAAGCTCGCCACCCTTGGCGCACTCGGCCACGGTGTAGATGGGGAGTCCCGCCGGCGCCTCGATGGCCTGATGCAGCACCTCGCCGTTGGCGTCGGTGATGTAGACGCGCACGGTCGGCATGTCAGTCACGATGCCCTCGACACTGATGCCGCCCTGCGTCACCTCGATGAACTCGACGGGGCTGGCAGGCCCTTCCTCGCCCCGGTCATCCACGGCAGTGACACTCACCCCGTACCGGCCCGCCGGCAGGGCGCCTGCGGATTCTCTAAGCACTTCGTACCAGGTACTGGGTACTCCGACTGCGCGACCGTTGGAGCGATCCGTCGGCAGCCAGCCGAGGCCCCGCCGGTGCGCCCAGTAGGTAGCGCCGTTGTACTCACAGTAGGTGATCGGCTCGGAGGTGGGCAGCTGCGCGATGGGAAAGAGCTGGCGCCCGGCGCCGATCACGCAGACCTCGTTGCCCCGGCAGACGAAGACGATGCCAGTCACCGGGTTGCGCCAGAGCGAGTGGTAGTCGCCCGGCTCGAGCAGGCGGAAGCCCGAGCGGCGCTTGAACGCCCCGTCGGGGGCGATGTCCACATTGTCGGCCCGCCGCACGGTGCCCGCCTTCATGCGGGTCTCGTGGGTCACGTTGTCGATGCCAAGCTTCGGCAGAGGGAAGGGTGTCGTTCGGCTCATCGCTGGATGACGCGCGGGGCGCCGATGTACTGGGGTGAGGGGATCGTGACCGCAGGCAGGATCAGCAGATCGCAGTTGAAGGGGTTGCTGACCACGTGCTTGTCACAGGCGAAGGCGTCGATGCCGGCGGGCTGCAGGTGCAGGGCGGTGGCCGGACGGCCAATGTGCTGCGTGAGTGCGCCAGCGGGGCGCACGCGCCGGGCCAGTGTAGCAGACGGCTCGGAGGTGGGCGGCACGCTGAAGGTCTGGATCGTGCCGGGGATGAGTCGACGCACGTCGCCGAAGAGGGTGTCGCCAAAGCCCTGGGCGGCCAGGTAGATGCGGCCGCGGACGGTGGGGAGCGACGGCGGCATGCTGCCGATGCCGTGGGTGCGGATGCCGCGGTCCCGCGTGTTGAGGGAAGGCGTGCCGACCGCGCTGTCCTCGTGACCCCAGGGGATCAGGGCGTCAGCTGGTGGGTCGCGGCGCGTCACCTGCATCGGGCGGACGAAGTCGTCGAAGTTCTCGTCCTCGAGCGAGCTGCTGTTCCACCCTTCAGGGAGCAGATGTCGGATCCAGTTCTGGACGACGTGGCCGCCGATGACAGCCGAGTCGAAGCCGCCGAAGTCGGTGAAGGTGCGGGGCCAACCGATGGTCGGTGTGCCGAAGGGGTTCAGAGAGCCGGGGAGCTGCGGGTTGCCGGTGTGGCTGATGCCGCGCGGGTAGATCGTGCGGTTCTGGTTCTCAACCCTGTGGCCGCCCACGTCAAGGCTGTCGAAGCCTTCCGGTGCGGCGCCGGGCTGCACCGGGGCTTCATGCTGCCAGACCTGGTGTTCGCCGAAGACCTGCTCGTTTGCGATGCCGTCGTGGTAGCCCCACTTCTCCAGCTCGATGTAGCGGATGCCGCCGCCGACCGTGGGGAAGCCCTCGCGCCACGAGAAGAAGCCCTTCGGAGCGAGCTCACGCGCAGCGTTCTCGATGAAGTGACGGCCGAAGTAGCGCTTGTTGCCGACGCGCCCGAAGTCGTGGTGGAGGGGGTCTTCTGGGGTGCCGGCACCGGCTAGGATGCGACGGTGACGGTGGGCCACGTCGGCGCGGCCGAACCAGGGGAAGGAGGACTCACCGTCCCAGCCGCGGCCCGGCGGGTCATCAGTCCAACGCTCAGGTGTGCCGCGGCCGATTGGGGAGCCGCGGTCTTCCGGTTCACCCTCGAAGGGCCAGGCGTCGCCGGTGGGGGCCCAGACGTAGTAGGGGGACAGGCGTGGTCTACCGAAGGGGGCTTTCTCGCGGAGGACCGGGCGGGGGTAGATCGTGCGCGTGCGGGTGAGCGACGGCACGCCGAAGGTAGAGTCCTCGAGAATGGACTTCGGGAAGATCTCGTTGGCGGTTACGCGGTGTCGGCCGAAGTTCGGGGGGTCGATCGTGTCCGGGAAGATGTACTGCGTCGGCAGCGTTGGTCGGCCCATCTCAAGGCTGTCCCAGCCGTAGCCGACGGGCTCATAGGCACCGTCCTTCTTGCGCTTGAACAGGTCGATGCGCTGCGTGCGCGGGCCCAGCGGGGTGCGCTGCTGCACCGTCGTGAAGCGGTCGATTTTGAGGGAGTTCCAGCCGCCCGGGTTGACCCAGGTGCGGGCGTCACGCACCGACGGTTTGAACCACACGCCGTGGTACCAGCTCTCCGGCCGGATGACGCGGTTGCGATGCCGCACCGTGGTCCGGCCCATCTCGTGAGAGACCCAGCCCTCATAGGTCACATAGCTGTCGCGCAGGCGGATGAACGGCTTGCCGTAGGTCGAGCTGGCTGAGTGCTGGCGCGGGCTGATGCGGTCGCGGTGCAGGCGTAGCGCGGGCACGCCCGCCTCACCCTCACGGATCGGCTTGGGTGCGATCGGATAGGGGTTGTGGCGCACGTCCGTGTTGGGGCCAATGCGCTCGAAGTCATCGACGGCACGATGGAACTGTTCGACCGTGCGTGTGCCGTGACTCACCCAGTGATCGAGGATCTCCGGCGGGGTGATCGGGGGGATGAAGCGGATGTGCTGTGCGGCGTCCTTCACCCGGTGGCGACCCACCTCCAGGCCCCCGAAGCCGCGCGGGGCGATGGTCGCCGCGAGGTTGCTGACTGAGGTCCAGCGGTTGAACTGATCCTGCTGCTGCCAGCCGGATGGCGCGATGTAGCGCACGCGGTGACCCACATGCTGCGCAGGGAAGACGAGGGAGTTCCAGCTGGTGGGCTTGGTCTGGTCGCCGGTGCGGGTCAGACGGTGGTAGCCCCAGCGCTCCGAGCGCCAACTGGCGGGGCGCAGGCGAAAGTCCCTCGGGATGACGCTGAGACCGTCCGACACCACACTCTCTTCCAGCGCATCCTGATCGTGGTAGGGGGCGATGACCTGGTTGCGCAGGCGCAGCGCGGACTTGCCCACGAGCCCCATCTCGATGCCCTTGTGCCGGACATCGATGACCTGGAACTCAGTGACGATGCGCGGCTTGCCGTAACGGGCGTCGCTGAAGCTCTCCGGCTGCAGCAGGCGACCGGGCCAGAAGCGAGGTTTACCGACGGCGCTGGACGACTCCCCGACAGGGCGGATCTCCCGCGGCAGGTTGACATGGTGGTCACCCACCAGTGAACTGGGGATGATCGGCACCGGCTGGATCGTGCCAGGGCGCAGCAGGGCGGGCTGCCCGAAGATCAGCGAAGGGAACCCGTCCAGCTTGATGAACTGCACGTCGTAGGCGAAGGAGTGCCAGCCGACACCGCTGTCCTCCCACCCCGCTGGTTTAACCCACTGGTCGCGGTACTTGACCTCTGCGCGCTCGCTGACGGTCGGTTGGTTCTCAAAGCCGCCAACCTGCACAAAGGTGTGCCAGCGCCAGACACGTGTGTGGAAGCTGTAGTCGCTCGCCCACCAGCTCGATGGGTATAGCCACTGCGTCTTCCATGTGACCTTGGGGTCGTGCCCGAACCCTGTATGGGCCTCGCCCTCCACGGTGATGTACTGACGACCCAGCCACACACGAGCGTCAGGACTCACGTATGAGCTGGCGAAGCCGAGGCCGAAGTCCTTCAGTATCTCCTGCTTGTTCCGGATCTTCGTCCGGTGCATGACAGGGGTGAGGGACTCCCAGCTCGCAGGCCGCAGGTACTGACGGGGCTGTTTGCCCTCGATCTGGGGCTTGCTCCACTCGGTGAGTTCGACACCTACGGGACCTGCGGTTTGCGTACCCTCAATGCGCAGCGACGGGCGCGGGATGGTCCAGGTGTTGCCCAGCGACACGTAGGTCAGGTGTTGGGGCGGCGCGCCGCGCACGACCTCGTGCCCTCCAACGTCGCCCGGCGAGATGCTCTCTGTGTGGAACCACTGCCCGTTCAGGTGGAACCAGGGGACACCGACATCGCCATCGAAGGCCGGGAGCGGGGTGACCTTTTGGAGGTGTTTGACGGCCGGCCGCCCAGCTTCGCCCGCCCGGATTGGATCTGGTTGCAACTCGTTGGGCAAGCGCGGGCGCCGGCGTTGCAACTCGGCCTCGCCGAAGTCATGCAGCCCTAGCTCGCCACCGGTGAAGTCCGTGATGTGTTGCAGCCAGTGCGTCAGGCGGGGGCGACCGAACAGCCTATACTCGACGAGCTGCGCGCGGATCGGACTATTACCCCACGGTCGATAGGTACCGATGTCGGTACCGACGGGGCGCACGAACGAGTGCTTGTTGGCGATGATCACCCGCGTGCCATACTCAGCACTGTCCCACCCCGCCACCTTGGCGTCCTGCGCCACGTTGCGCACCTCGGGCTGGCCGAAGTGCTGCTCGTTCTGCAGTGGGGACTGATAGACGAAGAACTTGCCTGGGACGACCTTGTGCCGGCCGACGACCTCAACTTGCCAGCCAAACGGGCGAACGTATGCAGAGCCAGAGCGCACGACGGGCCTGCCGTACTGTGTCTCCCGCACGATGGTCACACCCGCGACGCGCGTCAACTCAGAGGCCTGACACTCGAGGACGAGCCCGTACCCCAAGGGCGCGGTGTACTTACCCTTGGCGCACTCGAGCTGAAGGTTGTAGCCGCTGGGCGGCGTGTAGCGGACGGGGGTGGCCATCCGCCGATTATACCGGGCGCGGCACTGCCTTCACACGGTCGTAGATGACCGCGTTCTGACCGCCATCGAGGGGGTAGGAGACAACCACGTACTCCTTGCCCGGCGTCAGCCCATCCACCTTGTATACGCCGTCAGCGCTGGATTGCGACGAACCAATCAAGCGGTGGGACTCCCCGTCGAGGATCTCCACTAGTCGACGTGTCGGCACCCCGTTACAGAGCGTAGAGCCGAAGATCACGCCCCCTACCTCAGAGCCACCCCCGCACAGGATTGGTGCTACCACCATCGGCCGCGGCGGTTGCGGCGGGGTGTAGGGGAAGAGCATCGGGGACACGATCGGCGCCGCCAGCATCACTGGAAGCTCCAACGGTGGCTTGGTCATGTCGAACACGAACGACTCTTCCTCTGTCCCGGCCGGCACATCCATGAAGTAGAGCGGTCGCAGCTCCGCAAGCTCCGGCCCACCCCAGATCTCCAGTCGCGCCAGTCGATCACCCCGGTTCCGCCGCCGACCCCGCAGCTCAGCGAAGCCGCGGGCGGTCGGAAACTCCACCCAGGCCACGCCTGCATCTGCGCCGCCAGGATAGAAGTATCCCTGCTGTCCGGACCACTGCGTAGGCTGCATGGCCGCAGCTCCGCCGGCGGTGTGGGCAAACACGAGATCGAATAGGCGCGGGATGTTGTCACCCCGCAGTACCCACACCCGCTTCTCTGTCAGCGCCATGGGCCGGTGATGTCAAAGAACCAGCGGTGAGCCCCGTAGGAACCCGTAACGACAGGGAGGAAGGCGTGCCCGTCCATCCCCGGGACGCCTGTCATCACCTGCCCGGCCGGGTAGCGCGACCCGCGATACAGCCCTGGCCATTGACCCCACAAGCTACCGGACGAACTCACATATGTCGGGGAGATGACGAACCCATTCTGAACTGCAAGCGGGAAGCCAACGTCACTGCTTGATGGCTCCGCACCCCAAACCTCAACCCCCTGACCGTCGAGCTGGAAGGCTCCTCCCGTACCCCGCGACCCGACTGCCACAGGAGAAATCACGCCCTTCCCGAGGAGCCATCCGAAATCCAACTTGTCGGTCCAACCGCTATGGGCGGCATAAGTGGTTCGGGAAAACACCGAATGCCCTGGATTCGCTGGGTTTACCACGAGGAACTTCCCGAAAGCGCCGAGGTAGAAATCGTAGTTCGAGAACGCGGTGTCCCGCGGGTGCAGCGAAACACCCCCAGTACCGTGCAGGGTGTAGAACAGCTGGTCGTCCCCGATCACCGC